TCATAGTTAGCTATGAACATCTCTCGAACTATAGCTGTAGTTTTAGCAGGTACTGTGTATACAGTAGTCAAATTTGTACTGGTTAAATTTACAGCAGCATTTATTAATCTTACAGATCTTTGTAAATTACCAACCATTTACTAATCTCTTTTTATAAAATTTCTTATAGGTTCTATTTCTTCTACTTCAGGCTCATCTCCGAGTATTTTTTCACCATAACCATTGGATCTTAAAAAAATTCTAATTTCAGATATTGGCCTAGCCCATGCCATATGAGTAACTACATTTCCCCACCCGTAGGCTGATACCATACTTGGTACGCCAATTAGTTCGTACTCTCTACGAGGACTGTACACATACAAAGAACCTCCTGAATTACCAAATATAATCGGGGCTGATGCTAAATATAGATTATTACCATCTCTGTCTCTACCATATCCAGAAAGTAGTCCCATAGTAGGAAAAGGAGGTTTACCTAATCCTGCACCTACTGCGTATACTGTAGAAAATATCCAAGGGCCACTATCTTTATCCTCTGGGTATAGAGTAGCTACATGAGGCATCTGTCTTTCTTTATCTGCAACTTGTAACAAAGCAAGATCCCTACTTTTATCATAAGCTACGATATGTGCAAGCCTTCCCATAGTGCCTACAGCCGTACTAAAATTATTATATTCCCACATGTCTATGTTGACAGGTCTACGGTTTTCAGTTTCTACATTTTCTTGTTTATCTGAATTCCATACCTTAGTAATCTTTACATAATTCTGGACTACATGCCAGTTTGTAAGAACATAACTTTCATACTCTTGTTCTTTGTTTAATTCTGAATGTATAACAGTTCCAGAACCTGTACCATTACCTACTCTTACAAGAACTGTAGGATATAACATTTCTAAATGTTCTTGTTTAGGTACAGTACCACTCTTATTTGAATTAGCAAATCCTACAGTCGATCCTAGTGTAATAATTACAGACAATAAAATGGCAGCAAGTATTTTCATTTTCTACTCCTTTGATATTGCAATTACTTTTTCTTTTTCTTCTTCTGGAATAACTTTTTCTAAGTCTATTTCCAGTAACCCATCTTTTAATCTGGCATTTGTAATATTCATGTTAGGTGCTAGGCAAAAATCTTTACGAAAATTTCTGTTAGCAATTCCTTTCCATGTATAATCGCAATCATTTTTTTCCTGTTTATTAGCAGATATACTAAGAGTATTTTTTTGTGTAGTAACTGTCAGATCATCTGATGAAAATCCTGCAACAGCCATAGACAATTTATATTCGTTAGTACCTGCTTTTTCCACATTGTATGGTGGATAAGTTGTTTTATTTACAGTTGTAAACATTTGGTCAAACATACGGTCAAAACCAATGAACATTTTACTTAAATCATTCATAGTGTTCTCCTAAAGATCTACACAATACTCCTGTTACAGCAAGTATTGAATAATTAAACTTATACAGTATTAGGTAAACGGTAATGCTAAAGTACCATCTCCAAAAATAACACCATCAACGATCCATTTAGAATCACTTGCAGCTAAATACGTTAAGCGACTTCCAAGAAATCGGCCTTTCGTATCTCCATCAGCAACAAATTGATGGTCAGCAGCAGCAGGAGTAGAAAAACCTATCGTAGCACCTGCGTTAACAGCTACATGGCTATCTACATTATCTTTGTCTACAATCCAACACCCACCCTGTAATACATCAGAAGCTGAAGCAGCATTAATAGTCCAGGTTCCAGTAAAAGTAGTTGTTACAACGAAGTCAAAGAAATATCCTGCAGCAGCAGCAGGTAAAGTAATAGTAATTCCTCCTGCACGATCTAGAGTGAAAATTTTTCCCGAATCTGCTGCAACCAAAGTCTTAGTAGAATCTGTAATTGCTTCTACAGACCTACGCAAACCAGATACAGTCATTAACGGAGCATTTCCAGCAGTAAGATCATAGCTGCTTGCATACTGTGGCACTTGCAAAAACCTATTATTTAGGTCAGTTGTCATAGAAACCATTAGTATATCTCCTATTTAAAAGTTAAAGAAGGGGGAGAGAACTAGTCCCTCCCTCTCCTAGTTAATTTAGAATGTTACTGCTTGAAGTGAATCAGTTTCATCTAGACCCGAAATATCTGCAAGAATTGCATATACCCGAATCTTACCAGTTGAAACGTCATTTGCACCTGCATTTACTTTAATATCAATCGTATCTGTAGCAGTAATACGATTGGAAAAAGTAGTAACAGCCGTATAATCTACATGACCGTTAGTACCTGCACCAGCATAGCCAGTACCTGTAGCATCAAACCCGTCTACAAAGTCATCCCCTGCAGCAAAGTCAACGTCTAGCGTAGGAGTAGTACCGTTAAGAGCAGTAAGAACTTCTACACCAGCATGTATAATATACGATTCTGCTGGAACATCAATCGCTTGAATAATATCAGCAGCAGTTAACGCACTGATACTGCCAGCTGAACAAACAGCAGCAATATCTACAGTTTTTTCAAGGACGTAAACACCCCTAGAACGAGAGGGATGTCCAGACGTACCTTGACCTGTTGTGTGATCATAAGTAGTCATTTTCTATTCCCTCCTTAATCTATTGTGATGTGTTCAACGATCAAACCTTTTGACCGAATAACTTTACGCCCAAAGACATGCAATCCACGCACGATATCCGCAAAGGAATCTGGATCACGAACTACTTCAGTCTTAGCAATATGATTAGCTGTAGCAACAGCAGACATATGACCTGACATAACTTTGTAGTAGTTACTTGTCGATGATGCAGCAAAATTGTTAGTCATATAGCAAGAAAATCCTTGGATTTTACCTGCAAAGATTTTACCGTTACGCAAAGGTGAATTTACATCCCCTGTTACAGAAGCATCCATCAATTTGCTGGAAGTCTGTGCAGCCTGTTCCCAAAATTCGGGAGAGGCTAGGAACCATCTATTCTCCTCTGGCACATCGTTTGAGTTTAAACGTCTAGCATGGTTAGCTAGAACATTGATTGGGTCAACTTCACCTGAAGCAAAACCAACATCCTGTCCTGAACCGTCAGAACCTACTGTAGTTCCAGCACCTGAAACCATAGCAGCAATGACGTTTGTATCGAACTCGTTCTTCAATGCATAAGCACCAGAACTAGTTGCAAGGGCTTCCCAATTAACATGGCTTTGACGTTCTTCAATATCGTCTACTTTAAAAGCAAACGCATTGCCTTGGTCAACTACCAGTGTTAGTTGGTCATCTTGCAACTCTTGTGGGCTTAGAACTGAACCACGAGTATACGATGCGACAGAAATAGTTGGCTCTTTGATGATTTTAACCGTGTCACCAAAATTTTCAATTTCTCCTGCATAGTCGGTATTTGAAATATCCTCAACAACCGAGGCTGTGCGGAAGAATTTAAGAACTTTTTGGCTATAGATAGCAGGAGCCCAATTCCCATTAGGGAGATTGGAGTACCCACCAGCAGCAGAAAAAGCCATAACTTATTCCTCCTAGTTTAGGGTTCTAGTCTACCTTCTCGCCTAGCTTGATCTATATCCTTTTCGTACTTCTCGAACTCCCAAGGTTTCATCTTTTCTATTTCAGTAATAGACCAGACTTTTTTATCTCCCTTAGATTGTACAGTTCGTTTCTGTGTCTTGGTTACAGATTCAGCAGCCTTTGAAGGTCTACCTTTTGTTTTTTTCTGAGTCGTACCACTATCAGCTTTGTAAAGATCTATTACTCTAGCTGCCCATTTATGATCCGTACCATTTTTTAGTACACCATTGGAAATACTTTCAGGCTGATCCTTCAACCATTCCGAAAACGATTCATCTGTTTTTAATTCTACAAAATCTGGATGTAAAGCAAGTAGTTCTTGCTCTGCTGTTCTTTGTAAAGCTTGTTGTTCTTGCTCTCTTAGAACTTCTAGTCGTTCTTCAATATTTTGAACTCTAGAATCTGCATTTTGCATTGAAATCGTTTCAACTATATCATAAACATCTGGATAATTTTGCTTGAACTGAGTTAACTCTTCTGCAGTTTTTGGCACTTGTACATTTTGAGAATTATTTGCCTTTAGTTGTGCATGTAAAGTTTCTTGTTCTTGCTTCCACTCATTTAGTTTCCTATCATAGTGAGATTTTAAATCATCATATCTTTTTTTATAGTTGTGGTCTGGTTTACTTTTATGATTCAAAAATCCGTCATCTTTTGGAGTAGCCTCTTGTGAAGTGTCCTCAGATTCTGATTCTGGATCTGGATCATCTAAGTGCCTTTTGTATTCCCCTTGGTATGGGGTCGGCTTGGTAACTTTACTCTCTTCTACTTCTGTAGTATTGTCAGTCATTTTTCCTCCTTTGGGGCCAGTTTTTACTCTGGGTAGCCTCTACAGGGTTGTTGAAGATGGGGCCGTTTGCACAGGTAGCCATCTTATTTGCTTCTAAGATTATTTAATCTTAAAAGGTATTAAAAATTCTGTCCAGCAGCCCCTAGATCTTGCGTAGTAGGAACTATGCTTATTCTAGGGCTGGTTTCTTCCTCTGTTGCCATAAATCCTTCTGGTTTATATACAGGAAGAGGGATAGATGTATTATAATTGAGTTCTTTAGCTTTATTATAAAAATCTCTGTCGTAAGAAGAATTAAAGTCAATTTTTTTAGATGCAGCAACTTTTTTCTTATCGGGATTGACTTCGTAAAATTCTACTTCTTTTGGTTCTATAACAGCTATAGCAGCTTTAGCAGTCGATTTTAGAAATGGTACGACCCCTTGATCTGAGACAATTTCTTGTGGAATAATTCTTGTACTATAGGTATTGAAGTATTCATTTTCTACATTTTCAGTAAGGCCAGTACCTTTAGCATCTCTTCGGTTTTGAAACCACAAAGCTTTTCCTGCTGGATTAGAATACGTTTTAGAATTAATTTCATTAAAAGTACTTTTTATTAAATTCTTTAAATTAGAAAGTATACCAGATTTATCTTTTTGTAAATCAGCTACAATCCTAGCATTATCTCTATCAAAGGTTAAAACTCCATTTCTAATTGGGTTACTAGAAACAGGTTCAAAAGCATTTGGGTATGCCATTATATTCATAAGACTAACAGGTGTATCCTCTTTCTTACTTGCAAAATCTCTTTTTCCTTTTTTTGTATGTAAAGCTATATTCATTCTGTTGATAATTACTCCTAGTATAGCATCAGTAGCTACAGTATCTCTATCTTCTGTGTATAATAGTTTAGCAAGTCCTTCTATTTCCTGATCGGTTACATTTAAAGTTTTATCTCCGAATTTTACTTGCATCGGTTCTGCTTGAGATTCAGAAACTCTATCTCCTTCTGCGTAACCTCTAGAATCTAATTGTGCTACAAAAGGTTTGCCAGCATCGTTGATATTATTAAGCGTATCGTACCCTATTTTCTGTGCATCTTTCTTAGATACTTTATACTCTCCATTTGATACATTTATATCCTGTGCTCCAGTAACAGGATTACCAAATTGATTAAAGCCAGAAACGGACTGTTGTTTTTGTACTTTATTTACCATAGAATCTATTTTTTTTTTGCCCCCTGCCATTTCTACAGCAGGAGCATTTATAATAAAAGAATCTGGTTCTGCTTTCAT